ATATAAAAAGACGGATGATCTGGAAACAGAAAATGTTTCCTCTCAAAGAATTTTAAAATTTGGAGAGTTCATCACAGAAGGTGTAATGAATGATTTACTCAAAGCGGGTAAATCTAAAAAAGATAGTGAAATTACTCTAGATGATGGAACAGATATACCGATAGATCCACTTACATCGCAGATTTTGGTTAAATATATAGAAGGGCTAAGTTCTTCAGAAAAAAATAGAACTATTCAACAAATCCAAAGAACTGAACGTGCATTTATGAAGGTTCTAGGAAAAGCACATGAAAACATTTAAACATCAAGCTAGAATGAAGTTTGATGTTAAAAGGATAACAAATGGCTATAACTAAATTAACAAATACCATAACAGACACTAATACAAGGTATTCGGTACAACATACTGGACTTGCTGATGGTAGTACTGAACTATCTGCTAGTCTCTGGGCCAACCTTTCTGCGTTAAAATATGCCTCAGCTACAGTAACTTTGTCGGCTGCACCAACTACCCCCTTTTGTATCGGGGAAGTACTAACTACAAATGACAGTACCGTAATATACTTGAGAGTTACAGATTACACTAAAGGAGCAACAACTTTTAAAGCTTATAAAGTTACAAGTGCTACTGATATAACCCCTCTAGGTTGGACTGCAGAAACTGCAACAGATGTTGGAACTGAAAAAACTTTAACAGGGGGTGTTTCTGGACTTTGTACTGCAACCACTCATGCTAGTACAAGATTGGCTATCGCTTCACCAACAATCAATCTTAGAAAACTTTGGTGGAATATAGCATCTGGTATTACTCATACTAGAGTTTTCTTTGATGGAAGTACTACAGAACAAACTATTGCATATTTGGTAGCTGGTAATGGTTATATAAATTATGCAGGTGGAGGTAACCATATCGGAGCAGTAGGTATGGGAGCTGCGGATGGAAATTCTAGTAACGTACTTGGAGATGTTTCTGTAACAACGGTAGGTGTGGCTGAACATGATACTTATATGATAGGAGTAGAGATAGGAAAATTGACAGGATTTGAATTACCAAATTTCTTTAAGAATGGTCAATTGGGATATGCACCTAATCAACATGGTTTTGGGGATGTATACTAGATGAAAGCTTTTAAAGATTTTATGGAAGCGTTGACTCTTCAACAAAGAAGGAAGAGGTCAATTATTTCTAAAAAGAAAGCAAAAGTTACTGCCATAAAAAGAAAAAGGTCTATGAAAAAACCGCCTTCTCCAGAAAAAATTGATAAGGCAGTAAATAAGGCAGTAAGACAGAAAGCAATTACATTAGTAGATAAGGCAGGAAAATATAAAGACCCCGAAGCTTCAATTGGAATAAAAACTGCTATAGAGAAAAAGGCCGATCTTAAAGTACAAAAAATGGGTGGTAAGTGGAAAAAAAGATTGAAACCTTTAATTAAAAAGAAAATGAAAGATGCCTTTAAACAGCGTCAAGCAAGTGAAAAAGAAAAATAACAAACGGAGAGAACCATGAAACTAATTAGCGAAGAAGCAACAAATGTAGAATTTCTTACAGAAGCCAAAAAGGATGGTGGTAAGAACTACTTCATTGAAGGTATCTTCATGCAAGCAAATAAGAAGAATCGAAATGGAAGAATATATCCAACAGAAATTCTTCAAAAAGAAGCAAAACGATATACTACAGAGTTTATCAAGAAGAAAAGAGCTTTTGGTGAATTGGGACATCCAGATGGGCCAACGGTCAATTTGGAAAGAGTTTCCCACATGATTGAAGAGTTGGAAGAAGTAGATCAAAATTTCATGGGAAGAGCTAAGATTTTAGATACACCATACGGAAAGATTGTAAAGAATCTTATTGATGAAGGTGCTCAATTGGGAGTTTCATCAAGAGGTATGGGTTCTTTAAAGCCAGCTGGAAATGGTATTTCAGAAGTGCAGGGAGATTTCTACCTTGCAACAGCAGCCGATATAGTTGCTGACCCTTCCGCACCAGACGCATTTGTTCATGGTATTATGGAAGGTAAAGAATGGATTTGGGATAATGGTCTACTTAAAGAGACACAGATCCAAAAATATAAAGATAAAATTGAAAAATCTTCGAGAAAAGACCGTGAAAACGTGCTTGTTGAGGCTTTTAAAGATTTTATTGTTAAGTTGTAAATATAAGTTATTATAAATAATATTAGTAAACACACAAACAGATACAAATAGGAGATTTTCAATGTCTGAAGAAATTTTGGAACAAACGGCTGAAGAACTGGAAGAAGAGCAACAAGCTGTTGCGGAGTCTTCGGGCGAAGAAATCTTAGATGAAGCAAAAGCTAAGGTAGAAAAAGAAGAAGTTGATGAAGAAGAGGTTGCTGAGGAAAAGGAAGAGGTCGAAGAAGCCGTTTCTGTTCCTAAAACCAAAGCCGGAATGATTAAGGCTCTTTATAACCAACTTAATGCTATGAAGAAGTCTGAACTTTCCGATTCTTTTTCAAAAATCATGGGTTCAACTCTTAAAGAAGAGGAAGAAGCTGATGAAGATGAAGAAGAAAAACCAATGGAGTCTAAGAAACTCAAAAAAGAGGATCTTGAAATTGATGTCAAAGAAGACATTGAAGCCATTGTAAATGGTGAAGACCTCTCTGAAGAGTTTAAAACGAAAGCTTCCACAATATTTGAAGCAGCAGTTTCAGCTAAAGTACTTTCTGAAGTCAATCAAAGGATTGATGAATTAGAAACCAACTACAAAAAAGAAATTACTGATGCAAAAGAAGAACATTTGTCCACAGTTACAGAAAAAGTTGATGGTTATCTCAACTATGTTACTGAAGAGTGGATGAAAGAGAATGAGTTAGCTGTTGAAAAGGGAATTCGATCAGAATTGGTTGAAGACTTTATGACAGGCCTCAAGAACCTCTTTACAGAGCATTACATTGACATTCCAGAAGAGAAAGTTGACCTTGTTGACGATCTATTTGAGAAAGTTGAAGAATTAGAGCAAAAACTTGATGAGTCTATTAACACAAGTGTAGATGTCAAAAAGGAACTTGCTGAGTATAAAAAGGCTGAAACTTTGAGAGAAGTTTCAGAAGACCTCGCCGATACCGAAAAAGAAAAACTAGGTAAATTGGCTGATGGAATAGATTTTGAAGACAAGTCTCAATATTCTGAGAAACTTGAAGTAATTAAGGAAAATTATTTCCCTAAACAACAGTCGGAAGTAATTACAGAAGAATTGGAAAATACTAAGAAAGAACAAGATAGTTCAGAATCAAGTGTTGATCCAGTTATGAGTAAATATGCCTCTGCATTAACTCGTTTAAACAAATAACATTTTTAGGAGATTACAAAAAATGTATCTAGCTGAAGGACTACAACAAAAGTGGGCCCCGGTCTTAGAGCATCCAGATATGCCCAAGATTAAAGACCCATACCGAAAAGCGGTTACCGCCGTTCTTTTGGAAAACCAAGAAAAAGCCATGGCAGAGCAGGCAGCTGCAGAAGGTCGCGGCTCTTTGATGGAAGCAACAACTTCACTAACATCACTCGCACCAACAGCAAGTGGTACTGGTGGAGTACAATATCAAGACCCAGTTTTGATCTCCATGATTCGTCGCGCAATGCCTAATTTAGTTGCTTATGATGTTTGTGGTGTTCAACCAATGACAGGGCCTACAGGACTTATTTTCGCAATGCGTCCTCGTTATGATTCACAAGGTGGTGCTGAAGCCATGTACAGTGAACCAGAATCCACACATTCTGGTGACGCTGGAGATGATATGGTCAGCTCCGGAGCAGGTGCACAAGCAGCAGCTCAAGGTGGAACATACTCCGCAATATTGGGTGTTGGTAACTCAACGGCAACTGCTGAAACTTTCGGTCTTACTGGAACTTCAGGTACAGCCGCTGAAGATTTTCAACAAATGTCATTCTCAATTGATCGTGTTTCAGTTACAGCTAAAACACGTGCACTCAAAGGTGAGTACTCGATGGAATTGGCACAGGATCTTAAAGCTGTTCACGGTTTGGATGCTGAAACAGAACTTGCTAACATTCTCTCACAAGAGATTTTGGCAGAGATTAACCGCGAAGTTATCCGTACCATTTATTTTAGTGCGGAGCACGGAGCGCAACACAATACATCAACAGCTGGTGTGTTTGACCTTGATGTTGACTCTAATGGACGCTGGTCTGTTGAGAAATTCAAAGGTCTGATGTTCCAAGTAGAACGTGATGCAAATGCAATCGCAAAGTCAACACGTCGCGGAAAAGGTAACATCATAATCACATCTTCAGACGTTGCTTCTGCTCTAGCCATGGGCGGAATGATGGACGGAGCTGGTGTTGATGACACAGGTAACACTTTCGTTGGAACACTCAACGGCCGTTACAAAGTTTATGTTGATCCATATTTCAGTGCGTCAGCAACTAACTTCTTCTGTGTAGGTTACAAAGGTTCATCTGCTTATGATGCAGGTATCTTCTACTGTCCTTACGTTCCATTGCAAATGGTTCGTGCGGTTGGTGAAAGTTCCTTTCAACCAAAAATTGGTTTCAAAACACGTTACGGAATCGTATCCAATCCATTTGGACACAGCGATGGTGACGGAACAATTGACGCCAACGGTAACTACTACTACAGATTGGTCAGAGTTGACAATCTAATGTAAGTCAAGTCTTTAGGAGTTACTACCCCTAAAGAACGTGAGAGGGTGACTACTTAATTGTGGTCACCCTTTTTTTTTGTCCTAACTAAATATTACAGAAAGGATATTCCATTTATGTCTGCATTACAAAATCAACCAACCAATACTAGTTTTTTAAGTCCTATAGGATTTAAATTTCAACTTAATAATTTTCCAGAAGTAAACTATTTTTGTCAGTCTGCTACTTTGCCCGGAATTTCTATAAGTTCTATTAGTGTTCCTACACCATTAAAAGCCATAGACATTGCTGGAGATGAGGTTTCTTTTGAAGAGTTGTCAATAAAATTCATAGTAGATGAAAATATGAAAAATTGGTTATCAATTTATGATTGGATTATCGGACTTGGATTTCCAACTGAAGAAGGTCAAGCAAAATATAAAAAATTATCAGAAAGCTCAGAGTTGACTACTGATGCAACTTTGACTGTTTTAACAGGTAATATGAATCCACAGATAAATTTTCGATTTAAAGAATGTTTTCCATTAAGTCTTTCTTCAATTGCATTTGATAGTGGTGGAACAGATATAGATTATGTTACTGCAGATGTTTCTTTTCGTTATGATGTTTATACAGTTGAAAACCTACTCAACAATGATCCATCATACGAAGGAAAACCAGTTTAATTATTATTTAAGGAGGTGATTTGAAACTTGAAGATATTCAAGAACTTTGGCATAGAGATAGTGAAATTGATTATACAGAACTAGGTACAGAATCCATCCGTATTCCACAAATTCACGACAAATATCTTAAAATTTTTACTGATGAACGAATCAGACTAAAAGGAGTTGAGTTTGAACTATCTAAAATGGTTCGGACTAAGACTGAGTATTATTCTGGTAAAATGTCTCAAGAAGAACTTGAACGGCATGGATGGGAACAATATTTGGGAAGACTTCTTAAAAATGAAATAGCTAAATATATTGAATCAGATGATGATGTAATCAAATTGAAACAACAATTAGTAGTCCTACAGGAAAAGATAAACTATCTGGACTCTGTTATTAGGATGATAAACAATCGGGGGTTCCAGATTAAGAATGCTTTGGATTGGTTGAAATTTTCTCATGGAAATAATTAACATATCTAAAAAAAATGAAGTCTATATCCAGATAGATTGTGAAGCTTCAACTGCTCAGGAAATTTGTGACCATTTTACTTTTATGGTGCCTGGCTACACATTTATGCCAGCATATCGTAATAGACTTTGGGATGGAAAGATACGGCTTTTTAATGTTCATAACCGTCTTCTTTATGGAGGATTGTTTGAACATCTTTGTAAATTTCTCTATACCAGAGACTACAAAGTTAAGTTTGATTCAAATTTTAATAATGAAAAAATAAAAATTAAGAAAGATTTTATAGATTCATTAAAGTTACCAGTAATCCCTAGAGATTATCAGATGATTGCTGCCAACCACGCCCTGTCCCACCACAAAGCACTTTTACTTTCACCAACAGCTTCAGGTAAATCTTTGATTATCTATATACTTATAAGGTATTTAAATTTGAAGACTCTTATTTTAGTTCCTACTATATCTCTTGTTTCTCAAATGTATAATGATTTTAGACAATATGGATTTGATGTAGCAAACAACTGTCATACGGTTTTTGCTGGAAGAGATAAAGGTTCTGAACTGCCTATCATAATATCAACATGGCAGTCAATTTATAAGATGCAACAAAAATACTTTGAACAATATGAACTTGTGATTGGTGATGAAGCTCATGGTTTTAAGTCAAAATCTCTCACATCTATAATGACCAAGTGTATTAATGCAAAATATCGTATAGGAACAACTGGAACATTAGACGGAACATTAACTCATAAATTGGTGCTAGAAGGGTTGTTTGGTAAGGTTTACAAGGTCACCTCAACAAAGAAGCTTATAGACAGTAAACATCTATCACCTTTTACCATCAAAGCAATTTTACTAAGACATCCAGATTCAATATGTCATGATCTTAGGAAAATAAGTTATCAAGAAGAACTGGATTATTTGATAAATTCTGAAGCTAGAAATACATTTATAAAAAAATTAGTTCTAGATTTAAATACTAATACACTTCTTTTATTTCGTTTTGTTGAAAAACATGGACGTATACTTTACGATATGATAAAGGAGAAAGCAGATGTCAGTAATAGGAAGACTTTTTTTGTACATGGAGGAACCGATTCCGATACAAGAGAGCAAATTAGACACATTGTCGAATCAGAAAATAATGCAGTTATTGTCGCCAGTTATGGTGTATTTAGCGTTGGCGTCAATATTAGGAATCTTCATAACATCGTCTTTGCTAGTCCTTCTAAAAGTCGGGTTAGAAATTTACAATCAATAGGTCGAGGATTACGAAAATCTAAAAAGAAAGATATAGCTACATTGTATGATATTGCTGATGATCTGTCTTATGGTAGTAATCACAACTATACATTAGATCATTTTGAGGAAAGGAAAAAAATATATGAGGAAGAACGATTTATTGTAGCTGAATACGTTGTACAATTGAAGACTTAATAAATCATTTAACCCCTACACTAGTAGTATATCACTTGTCAAGAGCTTTGTCAAGTGATTGACAATATTTAGATATTATGTTATAATATAT